CCAAGCGCGTTAGTAAGCTTCACGATCTTGCGGCGAATCGACGCTATCTGATCGTCGATCGTCGGGCGGTGTAAGGGTTGTGTGTCGTTCATATTTCATTTTCTGAGTTTAACAAGATATCCGCCCCAATCCTCATCAGTTACGAGAATGTAACGTGCTTTACAATCTGGGCATTTATATTTACGCCCATTCATATCTGCTTTGCTTTTTGCATTCATCAACCGCCCACAGAGGCAATTCCACCGCCAGCTCAGTCCAATGACCGATCCGAAAAAGTTAAATATTGGATAGTCTTCCGCCTCCTCGCCGTCGATAGACATCTTTTCGACCCTGGTCAATATGGCAATCTGCTCTTTGTTGCCAAACTCCAGCGGCACCACGTTGCCGTATTCATCGTAAAACTTACCGTTCTTCAGTGTCATCTTTAAAATGGTTTATCAGTTTCGTAGAAATTGGTAAGCTCAGGCGCCGCGTTCCCGTCATGATACGGCAGAAAATCAAATCCAGTCCTGTCAAGCTTAAAACGTACACGAACAGGCCTATCAAACGGGGTAGGTTCTCCACCGAATTCCTGGTTTCGCACCTTGCGCACGTGAATCTCACTGATGTACTTCTCACCTTCAAGGTTTGATCCTATCTGCCGGTGAATTACTATCGAGTCATCAGCCTTGTTCGGAAATTTACCACCACCCTCGACGTCGGAGTCCAGCGGCGCGGGCCGGTGCCCATTGGCATCCGGCTTTACGCGCTGGGCTTCCGTAACCGTGTGACAGTTAAGAAAGATACTCTTATTCGTAGCGGTTGTAAATATTCTGAATTCCTCAGCGGCCTGATAGTGATAGTCGTGCGTGTTCAGGCGTGCCGTGTTGTCAATCTTGAGTGCGTTATACGGATCGATCAGGAAGAAGTCAAAATCAAATCCAGCATCGAGCAGGTACGTAGCTTGGTTCAGCATCTCTTTGTAACTGAAATGTTTCTCGTGCTTAATGTACCGAACGCTTTCCCGACACATCTCCAAGCCTTCTTGACTATCGTGCTCCTGACCGGTGTAGAACCTTGTGTACTGCTTGTGCAGGGTAGATATGCGGTTCTCGGCAGAGTAGATCAGCAGCTTCCGGTTTTGTCGCGTTAGTCTGGACAGCAGCCACAGTATGGTAGTCGTCTTGCCTACGTTCGTATGCCCGACGATAACGGTTAGTTGGCCGAGCTTGGCGGGGGCAAATCTGTCCAGATCAAAGCCATACTTAACCGTCTCCATGGTCTCTCCCTGGAGGATCTTACGCTCGTACTCCCGTGGATCGGCTATGTATTCCAGCCCTGGGTCAGCTGGGGCATTAAGTATCTGCCGTATCTTATCCGCGCTTATCTCGCTCATATTCCGCAATCTTTGCCTTGTACATTCTTTCTTTTTTGGCCTGAATCCGCATTATTTCCTGCGATTCCTGAATCTGGAGCAGAATGGTGTCGCTCTGATCCTTCATTTTGTCCAGCAGCTCGGCCCCGTCGATGTAGGCCCGGGCATCAGCCATGACTTCCGAAAGGAACCCGTTGGTGTATTGCAGGAATCCCGCTACGGCCTCATTGTGGGCCGCCTGGGCGACGATCATCTCCTTTAGGGCCTCCACCCGCTCGAACTCGTCCGGAGTCTTGGGGCGTGCCTTTGCGAGCGTTTTAGCCATAGCCTCCATCCGCCGCTGGCTGATCTTCGCCTTGGTATCAATTTCGTTAGCCTGATTCCGGAACGCTGCCGGCAACTCCACGTACTTCAGGCGTCTGTCCTTGCCCTGATCCTTGTCTTTTTTTTCCATGGTTTTCAAGTATGTTTTTAGCCCAAGCCTGCATTTTATCGGTCGGTTGCTTATTCAGCCATCGCTTCAGATGCGATCGAATGTCTGCCCTTTCCTGCTTTCTGACATCGATCTGCGTCTCCACGAAGTGGTGAATCAGCGCCTTTACTTGCGATTCGCTGACGCTGGGCCACCCGTTATTGGCGATTATGGTTCTTGCCGCGTCTGTGTCGTGGTAGTTGCCTGACATCAGCATGTAGGCTTGTGCATTCGATTCAAAAAAATCCGACTCATTTATATTACTAATACCATTTCTATTTACATTTTCCATATGGGAGGTCATATGACCAACCTTATGACCTTGTTTATTGCCCGGTTTATCATGCTGATTTTTGCCGTCAATGTTGTTTTTTCGGCTTGAAACGAACTTTTGTCTCTTCGACTTCTCAATATCTAGGCGCTCATTGTACCACAATCCTTCGGCGTCCTGCACAAATTTGACCTGTAGCTTGACCCAAATTTGACCTACCGTATGACCTATCATATCAGTGGTCATATGACCTCTCGTAAACTGCATCATCAGGAGCTCCATGTAGGCGCCCTTCTCTTCGAAGCTCATCCCGATAGTGCCACCAAGCCAATCGCCTGGATAGAATAAGAAAGCTGGATCTTTGGCCAAGGCTATAAATAAAAAAAGCCCGATGCTGTAGACGTTGCACCGGGCGAGTAAAGGTTATGAAAAACCAAAACCTACCCGCAAAGATAATCCGTCTACTGATCTCTTTGCGGACATTGATATACGAATCTACAAATTTTCCCCGTTGTAAAAACTCATGCCGGTAAAAAAGTTATCCACATTTTCTACACATTCCCCGGCGAGTTGGCAAGGGGTGAGGCGGAAAATTTTTTCTTGTCGTACTGGACGGTCAGCAAAACGATGCCGTTAAACGCTCGTGTTGCGCAATATGACAAATCGATCATCGGTTTGCGCGCTTTCAGGCTGGCTTCGTAGTTCAGCATGCCGAAGTAGGTCTCGCCTTTGTATTCGCACCAATCGGCGATAACCGGGCAGTTTAGTATCCATGGCGGCACGTCGGCCAGTGGTTTGTCAATCTCGTTCATAGATAGAAGATTTCCAGCCCCATCCGGTATGCGAATGCGTGCTCTATCCTAGCGCCCGGTGAATCCATCCAGTTTGGCAACATGGCTATTCCTTCGCACTCAGATAGCGCGGCCAGGTTTTCGAGCATGTAGGCCGCCCAGGTCCTAGAGTGGGCGTGTGGGAGCTTTATGGGTGAAACGACATCGTAGCCGTGGCGCTCCAGGTACTTATGTGCGCCGTTGAATTTCTTAGTGTACTCCTCGACCGGCAAATCACCGATCTTTCCTGCTATGTAAACTTTCATGGTACGAATAGTTTGGTTTGTGCGGAATGTGCGGAATATGCTGCGAATCGCTTTTCTTGTGCCTCAAAGTGGTCTTTATCGAGTTCGTAACCCCAAAAGTTGAATCCTAATTCCTCAGCTGCCAGACGAGATGAACCACTTCCAAGATGCGTGTCAAGTATTTTCCAACCAGGTTTCGCAAATCTGATCAGCTGCCATCGGTAAAGTTGAATTGGCTTTTCGGTTGGATGTATACGTTTCTGATTCTTCTTTTTGTTGCCCTCCATAATCCTGCCATCGGACATACTGCCTTGCATCATTCCGTTCCACATGTAGCGGAAAATTCGCACGTGGTCGAATAAATTGGTAGCTGCCAGCTCACAATCGGAGTAGTCGCTCGAGTCGTTCACCTTGTCCCAAACGATACGACCTGTGTGGAATTGATATTCGTAGTAATTGCACCCCCATACAATATAGTTCTTTGCCACCCTGTTGAGTTCTTCAAAATATTCAGGACCTGGGACAGTCCATGTCTCCGAAGGCTTGTAAACGCGTTTAACGCCAATACTCGAAATATTTTGACCATAGAACGACCGGCGCTCAGGTCCTGAGAAATACGGGGGGTCCACGATCGCCAGGTCGAAGAACTTATCCGGAAATTCCGCCATGGCCGGCCGGCAATCACGATTAAACGCTCTAGTCATTTCTCAATTAATTTATGCCGTTTCCGTGCCTGTAGCGGCGATTCACCGTAGTAGTTTTTATAGGCTTCGGAGAATGTGTGAATGTTCGAATACCCCAGCAGGTCTGCGACCTCGCCGACGCGCAGTTCACCTTCATACATCAGCCGCCGGGCGTGGGCCATTACGGCCGCCTGGATGGTGCTACAGATCGTCGTGCGGTACTTATCGCGGTACATGTCCGTGATCTCCCTGCGCACCTTAAATCGATCGTAGATCGCCTGCCTGCAGTCTATTCGCGTGGCGGTCATAGCGGCGGCGTGGATGTCGTCGATGATCACGATTTGTTTGTTTAGCCCCACTGCTCCGCCATAGCGCGGGCGATACCGGGGAAGGTTTTACTACGTAATTTCTGTCGATCTTTGGATGGGCCCATCTTCCAGACCCGAGACTCTCTACCCTCTACGTGATCAGTGGGATTAAGATGAGGCAAGCCGCGGACTAATAGTCCAGTTTTCTTCACCTCGCCGTGACCGAATTGGTGAGGCTGTATGTATTGCAGGGTGCCACCATCGAGATACTGGAAGATCACACTGACTGGATTCTCAAGCACCACCTTATCACAATGTGCGCATGCTGTATCCCATAGGTTAATTGTCCATGAGATAGCCTTAATACGTTCCTGATGTCTCGGCTTTCCATTGCCGTAATGCGCATTACCAGAAACGGCTAACGCGGTGCACGGTGGATGCATGATTATTAAATCCCATTCGAAAGCCTTTCGGGTTATAGCTTCGAAGCAGTCCATTTGCATGTGCCATTCCGGATGGCCGCCGGAGCACGCCTGCAGGTCGCACGAATACGCTTCGTGTCCGCGTGCCCTGAACGCTTTGCACACCTCTTGGGATTCTTCGCAGGCTATCAGAATGCGGAGTTTCATGGCCTTTCGATTAAAGTGATGATGTACATCCCCGCAGCGAACAGGGCGAAGAGTATCGCGCATCCCCAGGCGAAGCCTTTCAGCGTGCCCGTGTCCGGCTGGAGCAGTGTGTATTCTTCGGCTTCCGGGTCGTGGTATGCGTCCGGGATGGGCAAGTCCTCCGCAGGCTCAAGCTCGCGGAAGTTCGTGAGGAGACTGTCCGTTACGATGTGGGTCTCGCCCTGCTCGTCGACCATCTCCTGCCAATCGGCAAGGCCTCTAAAGTCTTCCTCTGTCGCGGTGTAGATCTTACCGCCCTTGAACGCGACCTTTCCGTCGCGCCACACGTTGCAAATGCACTGATATCGTTTCATAGTCTTTTAATGAGGGTGAAGAAGTATAACCGAAAGCCACAGCGTGACCTATCCGCATGTCAGAAACGCGCAGGCCATTACGAACAGGATGCGAAAGAGTGGATCACTGTTCTCGAAGGTCAGGTAGATCCGCCTGGCTCGGAGCTTCGTGACCCGCCACAGCTTCACCTTGTTCAATAAAGCGCGGAATAGATTGAACTTGAGCGCCGGGCCGTGCTTCGGCAGGGCGATCGCAAATAGGATGTAGTTCATATTCCGCGAGCTTTTTTGATGACTTCTTTCGCTTTCTCGAGCACTGTGTGCGAATGGCTACCCTCGGAGAAGTTGTCGTCGAACTCCTTAACCATGTTCTCCAGCGCCTCCAGGAGCTCCGGAGCCGATGCTATAAGTCGAGCGTTGGCCTCGCCGCATCCATCTCTCTCAATCGATGGGAACTTTAAAACATCGTCAGGTAACGTAACATGCGACATAGACCAAGGTCCTTTTGTGTGCTTAACTTCGCTCATCTCAGTTTAAGTTTTTGTTATAGTTGAATTTAAATCTCTTCCCGTAGTACAGTCCGAACACGTGCCCGTGGATCACAGCGCCGCCGTCCTTGTAGATGTTGAACTGACAGCCGGAGTTGTAGATCGACAGCGCAAGGAACTCGTAAAGACGACGCGCGGGGATGCTTTGATTTGTCATGACTCCAGGTTTTTAAGTGCTTTTAAAAGTCCGCCGGTCTTTCGCGGCGTGATTGGTGCCGATGTCGTAATAGTAATCACCGCCTTTTCTTTCTTCATCGGAGAGATCACCGGCGTGGTCTCGATGCCGAGCAGCATATCTGTACACTTCTGCATTATCACCTTGCAGGCCTCCACGTCACGCTCCATAACGCGGAACCGGTGCACATTCAAGTTCTTGTAGTATCCACCGTCAGGCAGCCATGGGAGGCCTTCGTCGGTAGTATATTCCAACCAGCGCATAGTGCGATCGCCTTCAGCGCTCATGCGTATGTCGTCGAGCTCAGAGCGGTAAGGAATGTAGTTTACCGCCTCTATGTAGTCGATGTCCAGACCGTTCTCTCGTAGCAGCACAAGGTTCGAGACCAACTGCCAGAAATCAGCAGGGAACTCTTTTCTAAAAGTGCCGTAGTCCTGCAGCGCCTCCATCTTGTCGCAAAACTTCTCCGGACTGAAAGGGCACTTGCAGTCGGACACCGTGTTGAATAATGGCGCATCAAAAGCCCGCAGGAAATCAGGCACGCCGGTCCAGTGTTTGTTATCGGGATGTATTAGCCTTCCATCGCCGGACACGTTCTTGTAACTCGAATCCAGGAGACGAAATACACGACGCTCCAGAAACGTCCCCCAGCTCGTTTGCTTTGCTTCGGCCTGGTTCTTGATGCTACGGCCGAGCTTGATTTCGTGACGTACTTGCCTGATGTAGGTCAGCGTTGTCTTGCTGGGCCATGAGCCTCCACGGCCCTGGGCAAAGAGTTTCCATGCTGAAGAGCTGGAGAACGTAGCGGTTCTGGAGTCGTCGTGCATATTGGGCTTTATCCTTCGATTAATTCAAATCTGATTTCACCGCCTGCGTAGTCGGGCCTTTCGATAAGTAGCTGCAGGTCGTTCTCCTCTGCCCAATCGGCCACCTCTGCGAGACTGTTGTTGTCGAGAAAGGAAGCATCGAAATGCATCGACCTTACTTCCCCGAGATTCATTGAGGCAATGCGCAGCGCGGCGATGTAGAGCTTCGAGGTGCTAATCACCTGGCGATCGAGATCAAAGCCGTCAACGGTGATCTTGCCGGAAGATATGGAGATTCCAGTAGGAAACTTCGCCTTGTCGATCATTTCCTTTCGTTCCTGCTCGATGATTTTAACGGCGATGTCGGCCTGCGTGGCGGCCTCCTGGGCCTCTTCGACTTCGTTGCACAGCTTCCGGTACTCGGTGTACTGGCGAGCCTTCTCGTTAGTCTCCATGGCCACGGTGATCTCCTTATCAATCTTGGCAATCTCTTCGTCGATGGCCATGAACGCTGCGCTGTTGATGGGCTCGGAGTAGGTCGGCTCTGTTGGATACTCGTTTTCAGGCGATCTCTTTGACTCTATACCAATCTCCTTTGACTCGATGAACGCGAGCACTTCGTCACCACCGTAACCATGCCGGCGAAGAAGGAGGTGCGCATCATTCATTTCTTTTATCTCGCGATGCTGCTTGTCGATCATTTCATTGTGGTCTTTACAGGACAGATCGATCACCTTCTTATCATTCTCCCACTTATCGCGTAGTTCCTTATCCGCAGCCTGATTCTTTTTGTATAGGGCATTCAACTCGTCGGCCTTGATCCTTCGGCGTTCATTCGCAGACGCACGAACGAGTTTCAGGTCATCCATGTTCACAGCAGTGACCGGGTCTACCTTGATGG